GAGATGCCGGGGGTAGTTTAATTGACCCTGTCACTAGAACATTAATAGGTAAAGAAAGTGACTTTACAGAATGGAATAACGTGGGTGACTATACTAGACAGATAATATCTAAGCTAAGTGAGTTTACCGGGGAACAGTTTGGAAGAATCAGATATATGCGGTTGATGCCAAAGACAGGGTTATCGGTTCATGCTGACTTTGAGACACGTTATCATTATGTGTTTAAAACAAACAAGTATGCTTATTTTGGAGAATCACTTGAGAATAATGAATTAGCCGCTAAGTGCTATCATATTCCAAGTGATGGGTTCTTTTATAAAGTAGATACCACTAAAGAGCATTTTGTCTTTAATGGGGGATGGGAGCCAAGAATACATTTAGTTATTTGTAGTTCTTGGGACCATCCTAATTAAAATACTAACTTATATCCAGTGAATCGTTTAAGCATTTCTTGAAACGATTCGCCTAGTCTAACTTCAACTAAGTTTTCTGGTTGTTCTTTTTCTGAAGGAACTGCCAAGATATTAGTTACGCCACCGTCGCCGAATGGGTTATGTTCACTTTCTTTAAATGTCTTTGCAATCGGCTTATTGCGACAGCAAACCCAGTATAGTTTATAGTCTTTCTTTTGCAAGAATTCCATACAACGATTCCATACCAAGAAGTCAATTGCTTCATAGAAGATAACCGGACGTTGAGTATCAATAGTTTGTTCTGCACCTTTAAGTACTTCTAATTCGGCGCCCTCAACGTCAATTTTCATTAGTGTTACTACTGATGTAAGCTCAGGTAAATCGTCTAAACGCATAACAGGAACTTCAATTCCTTTTTCGTTGATGCCCACTTCACCATAGTTACCCATGATTGTTTCGTCAAAGTCACTAATAGTCATTGTACCTTCAGTATCACCCAATGCAGTGTGAAATAACTGGATAGGCTTATTCTGACAATTATATGCGGCCACTGAGAAATGATTTGGATGGGGTTCAAAAGCCATTACTTTGCAGCCTGTAGTTTGTTGAACTGCCACTGCATGATAACCAATATTAGTTCCAATATCATAGTAAATCGAGTTACTGTCTAGATACTTGCTCATAATATCTACTTCCGCATGACAGTATTCACCGAATAAAGCGATTGCTGCGGAAACGATGCTATCATTGCGATAGACTACTAATTGTCCAATTTTACTATCAGTGATAGCTAGATTGGGTTTTAGTTTTTCAAAATGTTCAGATAGGTTTAATGTACTCATAGTTAATATATATCTAGATGTGTTTATGTCAAGAATTTTTATCTAACACTAACCACCCAAGATTAAACAAATCTTGACGTATTTCGTCTGTGACAGTAGATTCAGGAACATATGCTCTAACTTTGAGTGTATGTTCTTGCTCCTCGATAGTTAAATTGTTGAATTCTACTTCGGGCAAGAAATCATCGTTCTTGATACCTGAACAGTACCAATCAATGTAATCACCTTCTTGACGAATATCAGCTATAATCCCACCCGCATGTCTCCAACTACAACTCCATTCTTGCTCAGTAAGAATAGGTAAGACTTCATTCTTTCTGAAACTGTTATTGCATAGTGCCGCATATAAATGCTGACTATATATAGGATCTTTACATTTCTCAATAATAACTTGATTAGTACGTAAATCATACTCTAAGTTATTAGTTCTCCATTCAGTAGTTTCTTCTAACTCTAATGTCTGTTGCGCCCAATTATCAAATAAATCAATATGGGCTTGTGCTACAGTGTCATTTGGGTCTTCAAGTAACCGTATGATATATTTTTCTTTATGAAATGTATTACGGGACGGGCTACGATTCATTTTCGTTTCTTTTTAACTTTACTATAGAATATATGATTCCCAATTTGTTTAGCAAATTGGTATGGCCATTGTGGTTTTACAGATAGATTATGGAAAAACAAAACGGTTGTGGGAATCACATCCTTATACATATCATATGCTAACACATTATATGCTATATGTAAACTGTTTTGGTATCTTGGGTCACGTTCATTGATTTTACCCTTACCCTCGCATACCCAACTAAATTGACATGTTTTAGTCTCAGTTTCTTTATTGTAGGTTGTTTGATATACAACTTTACACGGGGTGTTTGCAAAGCCATGCTGTACTCTGTTTAGTACTACTCTAGCAACTGCGGCTTTACCCTCATTTGATTCTTTGCCGGCTTCATAGTAGATATTTGTGGCTAAGCAATTTACTTGCTTCCAGTCTACTGTTTTTGCTGTTGTTTCAGGTGTCTTTGAGTTTGCTGTCAAAAATACGCTGAAAATAATTAAAGGTACGACTAAGTACACCCTAATTAGGTTGAATAGATTGTGCTTCATATTACTCCTTTCAATGGGCTGAAAAGCCCGTTGTTAAGCACGATAACAGTGAGTGATTAATTAATCATCGATGTTATCCCAGCAGTCGCAATTACATAATGTAACATCTAGTATTGCTTCGTCTGGAGTTAATACTGTATTAGCAGCTGGTTGAACCAATATGCTTAAATTGTCAGGTATTAACATTGTTTCAGGGCTGCCCGCAAGGCTGCCCAAAGTAGTTGCTGCGCCCGTAACGATAGGGACATCTTGTAACTTACTTGAGTTATTATAACCAGGGATCGGGGAGTTCGCTAGGGTTGATCCGGTTATTCTAGGTAACTGTAGTGAAGCGGTGCCATTAACATCGTTATCTAGCTCTGCTCCAGTTAAACCTAATCGTTTTGCGTTTCTTGCTTCTCGCATTGACGCTACTAAAAAGTTTCCTCCTGGTATAGTAATGTTCGCAATATTCTCTAATGTGAGGCTAGCTCCGGCGAATTCCGTTTCTAGTGCATATTGGTCTAAACTATCTATGAATGATATAACATCTGTTTCGTTACTTGTTAAATCACTTAGTCCTGGTAATGCTAGATTTCTAGCATCTTGCTCTTTCTTTAAATGAGTACCGAATGTATTGTACTCATCTATTAGTAATTGTGCCGCTACTGGCTTGCTTGCTAATATATTTGATATCTCTGTATTAGCATTAGTTATTAATGTATCTAAATCTGTATATGGGCCCGGGCCAGACAATGATGTATAAATTGAATTATAAATTCCTATTAAATTGCTTGTCTGTAATGCTTGGATTCTAGTCTGAATGTCTCTCCACTCATAGTGTAAACTAGTCATAGACCCAAAGTAATCTAACATCGTGTATAGATTATTAGTGCCGGATCCTTTAGCAATACTATTCAATGCTACGTCAGCTAGTGACGAGTTAACTGGAACATTAGTTCCGCCCACAGTTAGTCCGTTAACGTTCTCAAGGTTCATTACAACTTGACTGAACTTTTCAATATTCATAGTCTGAATATTACGAATCTGTTGCATAGCCATACTAAATGCGTCAGCGGCAAATGCTATGTCGTCGGGTAGGATATTCATTAGTCTTTCACCCAGTCCCGAATCAGGTCTACTATTAACTGTACCGTTAGTATACAAGAGATAATATGTTTTTGAGTTTGTGGGCAATGTAATTGCGTTATACTGTGGATAACTCAATGACATATAACTATTAGGGAATAGTTTCTTAGGATCTAATAAGTCAGCTAATGATGTTAGATCAGGAGTCTGACAGTTTAATGGGATTAAAGTATCTTTTAAGTCATTATCCATAATCAACGAGAAAGCCGCGTATAGTAAACGTTGCTGTTCGTCAGTTGCTGGCTGACCGTTAGTTAATAGTTCTAAATCTGTTCCATTAATACCCGCACTTAACAATGCGATATTCAATGGTCTTCCGATCGCTCTATTAGCCTTTAATGTTCTTAATAATACGTCAGGCTGTCCAAATTGGTCAATATTTTGTAAATCAATAGCACGACCCGATCTGATTAAGTCTTGTCCCCAATAGAACGTACTTAAGTTAATACCGGTAATATCTGCACTAACCAAATCATTCATGTTACTATATGCGCCGTCTAAAAACGTTTTGCTATTATGTAATGATGTAATGGTTTGATTTAGTTGTGATTTTTTACTATGGCACATTCTAAACGTAGACAAGAAATCAGTATAACTTCCGTTATTAACATGAAACTCTCTATATGCTTGTAATGCGATTAGTCGTAAGAACCCATAGCTAGTTGTCTCACCCGTATATGTATTTGTATATGTACTAGGTAAGCTATTACCTAATGCCGGGATAGTTGTAGAGCCGATGCTTATTAATCTATTATACGTAGATTGTGATACATCAGCAAACCCAGTACCGATCTTAGTATATGCTAAACGAATACTACGTGTTAGTTTATCAAGCACTGTAGTAGATACTGCTAGTCCAGGAGTATATGTACTTAAACTAGTACTTGTACCCATATAAGTGGCAGCATCAGGATTAATGTTTAATCCCGTGTTACCTAACAATGAACCCATTGTATTAACTTTTAATGGAGTTAAACTCATGGTACGAATACGTCTCCTGAACCACCTACAATGCTATGTCCGCAACTGTTGCCCGACCCTATACGTAGTACAGGAACTCCCTCTGCAAATACAGTTGGACTACCGTCTGTAGTAACTGCCGCGTCATGCGGGGGATGTGGTCTACCCCACGGTGCGTGTGGGGTGATTTGACTTGTATGTAAGCCTACAGGGATGCCGTTGGCAAACACAGTTCCGGCGCCACGCATAATTGCGCCGCCCATTTGATTTGTGTCACCTTTACGACTAATCCCTGCCATTGTTTATCCTACTAAAATCTTCTTCTCTGGAACTTGAATTCCAGTAGTTGCTTCAATATACTTCATCTTAACTGAATCTTCAGTTAAAGCATAAATTGAAACACAACTAGTATTTAGCGTAACCTGAGCATCAGGATCTACAGTGAATAAGCTAGGCATTAGTTGCATACCCTTTGGTCCCGGTGCGATACTGACTGGAGCCTCGATTGTAAGATAGTTGTCGATTTGTTCGATGAACTTACCCATGAGTTCTTCTCCTGAGTTTAATTTAAATGTGTATACTTGACCTGTTTCTAACATGTTATTCCTTTGCTACTTTTTCCCTGAATTCTTCGGGTGACATACCCGCTAAACCTTGATATCCACCTGGGATATGATGTGTTCCGTTATAGATTTGTGGGACACTTCTGAAGCCTGCATCCACTAGCATTTGTCGTGCTTCCGGGTCTTGTGTAATATCAATAGATTCGTATGCTACGCCGCGGCTTTCTAATAGTTGCTTTGACATATCACAGAACTGACAATTAGGTTTTGAATATACTTTAATCATTTTGTTCCTTTATAGTGTTGGTAATTCATCAAACTCTACTTCATCGGACATAACACCAATAACATAGTTAGTTGATTCTGTCTCTTGTAGTGCTGATTGTTTCTTGTTAATGTTCACGTGCTTGTTGAACCAGGGGATAGGGCTTGACTTTGGGTGAGGTTCCAGGTACTTGATTCCAATATCTTTAAGTTTATTGAAAGCAGTATAGTCAACGAAATCTTTAAGGATCTCACTGTTGAGCCCAATGACGACTCCCTTTTTAAAGAGATATTCGGCCCATGCTTTTTCCTCGTTAATAACATCCATGTACATAGAATATACTTCGTGATGCGTAGCAGCCTGAATCTGTACAAAGTCAGCATCGTCTTTTGTGACATGATTGATAAGCCATGCCGTCCATTCTGTATGTAATAACTCATCTTGAAGAATCAACGAGATAATGTTCCCGTTGCCTATATAAATCTTATTCTCTACCATAGCAAGACTAGTAGCGAATGATACCATGAATCTCAATGCCTCAAGTGCATATGACGCATGGAGGGCAAGCCAAATCGCTTTCTTATGCTCGTATATATCAACGTCTTGTCCCAATTCTTTTTTGCAATTAAGTTGATGCAAGTCTTCGTAGTAACGCCCAACGTTAGCTGCCATGCTGACAATTTCTTGGGTGTCGTGAATTTTATTGAATTCATCTTTAGGTACCCCGTAGACATTCCTAATAATGTGGCTATAGCTTTTGGAATGAATGCTAGTTTCAAAGAAACCCCAAGTAAGCGTAAGAGCTTCAAGTTCCGGAATCGAACAAACGGGGCCGAAGACTTGACTTGGCGCACGACCTTGTATAGAGTCCAAAGCAGTTTGGCGAAGAAGATTACTAGTAAAAATATGCTTAATAGCATCACTTGATTCCTTATGGTCAATCTTATCTTTTGTTAGAGAAATTTCTTCTGGAACCCAGAAGAAGCCACGTGCTGTTTCTTCATACTTCTGTAGCTTAGGATACTTAACTTCTTCAAAACGTTGCACAGTTACAGGACCTTCTGGATCCAGGAACATTTTACGTTGTAGATAGTTTGTTGGTTTGCTTAAATTATATTGTTCTTTGCTCATAGTTTACATGCCTCGCAGTCTTCATCCATCATCTCTGCCAAGAATGGATCATGCTTGACGAATGGAATAACGTTATCTTCTTGTAGTACTGCTTTTGATCCTACTTTATTAATTAATGAATAGTACATTGTTTTAATGCCCCACTTGTATGCAAGCATTAGATTCTTAGCTACCAATGTTCCGGGAACTTTACCCTTCTCAAAGAACGCAGGATTATAGAATGTGTTAGTACTTAGTGACTGATCCACGTATGCTGCAATAACTGCGGCTGTCTTTAGATAGTCGATACAATCACGTTGATCCCACATTAGTTGATAACGGTTCTTCAATCTCTTGTACTCTGGAACAACTTGTACGAATGAACCTGCTTTAGATTCTTTCACACTGATTAGTTCCATTGGCATTTCAATACCATTTGTTGAGTTCAATACAACTGACGATGATTCAACTGGTGCTACAGCCATTAGTGTAGCATTGCGAATGCCATATTGCAATAACTTCTGGCGCAAGCCTTCCCAATCTAACGTAGAACTAGGTGAGAAGTCTGTGAGTTCGTTAACTCCTTCACTTCTACGTTCCCACGGGAAAATGCCCTTACCGTAGTATGTTTGTGCTGACTTTTGACATGCACCTTTTTCTTTTGCTAATTCAACTGAAGCCTCGATTAGATAATATGCTTGATGTTCCATCCATCGTTTAACTTCTGCTAATGCTTCAGGTGAGCCATACTTCAACCCACGCTTTGCATGCCAGTATGCTAAGTTTGTAATACCTATACCAAGAGGCTCGAATTCTAAGTTAGCTAGACGACTTTGCACTGATAGAAAGTCTTGATAGCTAAGGAGATTACTTAGACTTCTTACTAATACTCTACAACTCTTACGCATTTCTTGGGGCGTCTTAAACGCTCCCCAGTTTTCACTGCCCAATGTACAGAGGGCAATACGTCCTGCCTCGTCTTCAATGCGTTGGAAGGGTTTAGTAGGTAATAATATCTCTTGACATAGATTACTCTGATAAATCGGGTCAACTTTCGTATCAAAAGGACCTTGATTAATAACGTTGTCAATGAATACTAGATAGATACGACCTGTATCTGTACGTTCTTTAAGGATACCATTCTTAAAGATTTCAACTGCTGGCAACACTTTCTTTTTGATGCCACGCTTATGTTCATAATGCTTGTATAATGTTTCGAATTCTTCCGTGTCACGATAGAATGCTTCATACAAGTCTGGAACTTCATGTGGATCAAACAATGTAATGTTCTCTTGATTCTTATAACGATTAAAGAACATCTTGTTGACTACGATTGAGTAGTCCATTTGACGTACACGTGTTTCTTCCGTACCCTGATTGTTCTTTAATACAATGAAGTCTTCGAACTGATAGTGCCAAACTGGCAATGTAACTGTACAACTAGCGTTACGAATACCACCTTGTGAGCATGAACGCAAGTCGCCAAACCACTTCTTCAAGAATGGTATAAGACCCGTATGCTTGATTTCGCCACCACGAATGGGCGCGCCAACTGGACGAATACGTCCAATCTCTAAGCCAATGCCTGCACGTTTGCTGGCATACTTAGCCATCATCTCTCCGGCTGCGAAAATAGAATCCAATGTATCATCAGCACTAATGAGAACACACGAACTAAATTGCTTCGTAGGTGTACCAAGACCTGCAAGAACGGGTGTAGCAAGAGTAAAGTGACCGTCACTGGCTGTTTCATAATATTCCTTTACATATTTTAATCTGTTTTCTTTGGGTTCGTTATGGAAAGCTGTCGCCGCTGCGATAGCATAACGAACTTGTGGTGTCTCATAGATTTGACCAGTAGCACGGTTCTGCACTAAGTACTTTTCTGCCAATTGGGCGATAGCCGCATAGGTGTAATTTTCGTCCTTGCTATGGTCAATAAACAAATCAATTATGTTCCATTCGTCTTCTGAATACCACTCTAATAGCTCAGGTGTATACATCTGTTCTTTTACGTTCTTTTGAACGATTTCATATAACTTAGGTGGATTATAGTCTCCATAGACTTCTTTACGTAGCATAGAGACTTTTTGACGTCCTGCTACTTGTTGATAGTTAACGTTATTGATATCAGAGTTTTCAGTTTCATCAATTAAATTTACCATTGCTTTAAGCAATAGTTCATCAATTGTCTTAGTAGTCATTCCATCATGTAATTCGATTTGTGCTTTGATTTCAATCATACTAGGAGATACGTTATCTATCCCCCTGCACCCGTATGCTACTTGTCTTTGTATCTTTGAGATATCTAGAGGGACGGTTGTCCCATCACGTTTAACTACGTTAATGTTATTCATTTTTCACCTATTATATTTTTGTTTTTAGATTTGAAATATCTATGGAGCGCTTGATTGTAAAGTCTGTTAGATTATTACTTAGTACCGTATCGGGCCAGTAATTAAGCACATATTTTGCGTTGTCAACAAGGACTAATGTAACGTCCTCGCCCATTCTATCTGTTGCTTCTACTATTTCAATGTCATCTATCCCTGTTAGTAATAAAGTATAACACATTCCTAATGCTCTTGCAACAGTACAATAGGTGTTTTCTACCAAAAGATCCCAGGGTCCGGGCCAAACTTCAGTATCTTGTGGATGCAAATGGTGATTGACAAGAGGGGCTTTTTGCCACCAATTGTCGATCTCTACACATTTATTTTGGATTAGGGTGCCGTCAATTTCGGCTCTTAAGTCGTACCAGCTTCTAAGTCTAGCATCATAGTTCAATTGAAATACGTTCATCAGACAATTACTTATCTGACCTCGACTTTACCATTCTAATTTATCGTTGCGTTTAGTAGTTCTACCCTCGAACGGTCTAGCTGCGATAGTAGTATCAGTTTTGTCGCTCATTACGTCAGCGGCATACAAGCCTTGATGTACAATCGCAAACAAATCTGCTCGAAGCATAATATCTAATGGAGCACTTATTCCCATCTTTAATACGTAACTGAGTAAGTTCTTAGCCATTTGAGGATCAATACTGTATGCATGGGCACGACAAATAAACAAGTAATTGGGACCTTCACTAGCATGAGGTGGGATAGGATATACTTTCCAACCTTGCTGTGCCCACTCAGCACCACCTAGATAACAAATAGTGTTATAGCTTTGGTGCTCAGAAAACTTGCGAAGCATCACTGTATCATGCTCTAAGATAACGATAGGTTTGTCAATCGCTGCACAATGCTCCCATAGGCTGATATGACTTAATGCACATGCTACTTCACCTCTAGTAAGATAGTGGTCGGTGATCTTAATCATGTTCATAAATCTGTCATTCCTTAGATTCTCAGGTGGAATGATTTGTCCAGGAGAAGTACCATCGTATGCATCCCATACTACATATGGCATCTCTACTTTCTCGCAACTTTCTTGACATTGCTTTGAATACTTTTCGCTGTTACTATTACCTTTAACAGTAATGATGTAGGCAGCGTCTACTTGTGTGTTGTTACTACGATATAAGTTCATAATTTTCTAAATGCTGTTTGCCAGGGATCTGGTACTTTAATAGGTTCAATGTGATGCCAATAGCATTGTATGAACATCTCTATTGCTAGTCTAGGACTCATCTGTGCCGCTTCAGTACCATTCTTATCTTTGTATTTCCAAACAGTAGCATCATCACACAATATTACACCACCCGGTACTAATAGTTTGTATGCTAGTACTAAGTCAGTTAATACGCCGGCTGCTCTATGGTCTCCGTCGATGTAGATTAACTCAGCTTTGACACCTTTGTTAATCAAGTCAATCAAACCATCTTCACTATACTTGCGTATGTACTCGACATTCTTATGCTTACATTCATTTAAATTATGTGTAAAGTTAGCATGAACCATAGCAGGATCTTCTGACATATCATTGCTACCCACATGCGGGTCAACTGCATATATTTTAAGGTTGCTGTTGTGCGGTGTTAGTTGGTCTGCCATCCAGAACGTGGTGTTACCTTCAAACACACCAACTTCAATAATAGTGTTAGGGATTCCGTATGTATTGATGAGATGGGTAATATTTTGTATTGACCCATGCCCACCGCAACTAAAATCCATTGTTATATTATAAGTCATTATTAGTTGTTAACTTCAATGGCTCTTGTAGTTTCTTCTCAACTAATTGTTCATATTCACTAAAGTCATTGCGACCGGGCTTATGAACTTGAATCAAATACTTAGCACTCAATGCAACGTTGTTGAAATGATTCAATGCATAGGTCAATTCGTCTTCTGTAATCTGACGAGCTTTCAAACGGTCTTGCCAAGGCTTTGTGTAGTCAAACTGCATATCACAAATCTCAATATCCACATCATGTTCAAATGCCAATGCACTATCACTTCCACCTGTTTGCAACTTCTCAATCAACATACGCTTATTGAACAAGTTAAACATACCCATAGTGATTAGACGCTTGTGGTCTGGGTCATCAATCGCTGTATCACAACGCCAGTGAGGTGATTCAACTTCCCAGATTGCACCGTTATGACTAATACGATACATTTCTTTGATAACTTTGATGAAGTCTTTACTTGTTTCACCCAAATGCTCTAAGATATCTTTAGCTACAATGTGGTCAAACTCATTGTCTTTGAATGGCCAAGGGAACTGATTCAAGTCAACTACTTGATCAGGTTTAACTGTTGGACTAACGTCAACGTTTACAAATCCTTCAATCTTCTTCAAGCCGCAACCTAAGTTGATACGTTTAGTAACTCTATCTTCATCGGGTTGGTCGATGTGTGCTAGATTAAATTTTTCTTCTAATGCAGCATACATCTTCTGGAAAGGAACATTCCACTTTGACTTTTCTACTTGACGGAAAAGTTTAACACAGTTATAGTAAGGTGAGCCATCATTGTCTGGGCTACCGTATGTCCATGTGTGATACGGAAGAACTGGTACCATGACCCATGTTTCTTTTCCCATCGCAGCACTAATGTGTGCAATACTTGTACAGCTTGTGATAACAATATCTAAGTTAGCAATAGCTGCCATTGTGTCTTCCCAACTAATCAAGAAGTGTTGTAAGTCTTGTACACCTTCTGGTAAGTTGATTAAGTTATGATCCTTCTGTAATGAATAGATTTGTAACTCAGGATACTTAGCCAAGTTTGTAATAAAGTTCTCCGGGAAGCGACGGAACTGTTGATGTTCGAACTTAGGATTACCTGCCCAACGAATACCAACTTTAATCTTGTCACTATTAATCATTCCCTTCCATACTTCAACGCTATCACTACGAGGTGTTAAGTATGGTTGATTTGGGAAGTCATCAAACGTGTGCCCTGATACCCATCCAGCACTAAAGCCCGGGACCCAGTAGTCATGTGCTACTGAACTTGCTTGATTACGTAAGATAACTTTATCAACACCTTCAATACGTTCAAATACAGAAACTAGTTCAGGCGCTGCTGCGATATAAACATGGCTTGCACCTAGCTTCTTAAATGAAGTTGCAAAACGTGCGTGAATGATTTCGTCACCGTATCCACCTTCTAGTGATACGATAATTGATTTACCTTTAATGTCGTGTTCATCTGGGTTAAAGATAGGTGCATCTGTGCGTAGTGGTGGAGAACCGTATACGTTCAAGAAACGACCATTTTCTAATAGCTTACAACCAGTTTGATAGTCACCATCTTGAATTATGAACCAGCCGCGGTTAAAGCAGTGGCGCATCCAAATGTCTTGTGTGTTCTTGCCGTTTGGATCTAAAATCTTATCGGCCCCGATAGCTTCTAATTTATCAGAAAGGACACGGGCTTCTTTGTGGTGTCCTTCCAATTGCAATTTAAGCATCTCATCAATTTCGTGCATGTTTCTTCCTCTTAAAATAATGTGTAGTACATTACTTATTCAGTGAAACTATGCTCAGATATTTTTGATGTATCCTGAATTGTTATTTCCAGCGCCCGTGTCTCGTGTTTGGGTACCTATTACAACTGGACTAGTGACAAATCTATTAGTAGAATTCAATCCAAGCTGTTGCATGTCATTTCTACCCCAAGTATACAATGTCCCGTTAGAATCAGCAACTAGGTTAACGTCATTACCTGCATTTACATGACTCCATGATCCACTCATTAGTTGAACTGGGCTACTAGTATTTGGACTAATAGTATTAGTAACAACTAATACCGGCGAAGAGTATGAAATAGCTGAATAGTCACCGTAGTTACCATATGTGTTAGTTCCCCAAGCATACAACAATCCATTAGGATCGTTTGCGGCGACACCGTTACCTACACCCAATAAAGTATATGACGCATTTACTAGTACAGGACTTTGATATGGTACAGTAGTACTATTGCCTACAGTACCGGTGCTATTATATCCCCATGCAAACAATCTTCCATTAATGTCAGTAGCAAAACTACTGCTATAGAATGGGCCTGAATTCACACTAGACCATAAACTAGTTCCAACTTGTACCGGGCTGCTTCTAGAAATACCAGTTGAATCACCTACTGAGCCGTTGAAGTTGTAACCCCAACCCCATAGTGTGTTATCTGCACGTAATGCTAATGCAAAACCACCACTGCCGCCAAGACCTGCAGCGATATTAATCCACTTAGATGTGCCAACTTGCACCGGGCTACTTCTGTTTACAGTGTCGTTTAAACCCAATTCACCGTTAGTGTTTTGTCCCCATGCATATAAGTTGCCGTCGTTGTCAATTGCATAAGATGAAGTAGATGATAATACCGCTTTCTTCCATGTTGCACGAGAGCCGATATTAACAGGACTAGATTTAGGGGCAATTGTATTGTCTCCCAATACACCGTTTGTGTTGTCTCCCCATAGCCACAACGTTCCGTCTGTTTTAATGGCTGCAGTGTTGTTAAGGCCGCATGATAGGGATAACCAGCTGCCAGCAACTTGAACTGGACTGCTTCTATTTGCTACTGTGTTATCTCCTAATTGACCATATGGGTTATATCCCCATAACCACAATGTACCATCAGTTTTGATACCACCCACTTGGTTTGAACCATTAGATATTTGATTCCATGTGTCTGTACCTACTTGTGTTGGGCTACTCTTGTTAACGGTAGTGTTATCACCCATGCTTCCAGTGCCGCCATAGCCCCAAACCCATAGTGTGCCATCTGAACGAAGTGCTATAGTAGTAGTATCGTTAATGAATGACTTCCAACTCATAGTAGAAGTTACAATTGGATTTTTAGCTGCGTAGTTGCCCCAGCCGAATAGTCTGTTAGTTGAATCAATTGCTAGTGCATGATTGTAACCTGCACTGATTTGACTCCAGCTACTTGCGCCGATAGAATTCTCTCCTACTTTGTATGACTGAGGATTGTTACCGACACTAACTTGCAATGATGTAGTTGCATTAGTATTATAGCCTAATTGGCCTTGCGTGCCAGTACCCCAAGCCCACAATGTGCCGTTACTTGCGATAGCAGCAACAGCATTGCCGTGACCTACAGCAACGAAACTAGATCCTCTAGTAGATGTGATGTTGATCGGTACGATGGGGCTAGTACCCATAGCCGTTGTTGCGATTTGCACAGGACTGCTTCTTGTCACTGTTGCTGCATTACCAACTTGACCGTATAGGTTATATCCATTCGTATATAATCCACCATCACGCCCTTGAATCCAAATACTAGTGTCAGCACCATTGATTGGATCGCCGTTCATTGATATTTGCTTAGGAAGATTCAATGAAACTACACTACCGGCTGCAGTACCTGCAACTTGCACTGGGCTGCTGCGATACTTAACATCGTTGACACCCAACTGACCAACTAAGTTCATACCCCAAGTCCAAACAGTACCATCTTGTCTTGCTGCTACTGATGCATATGGCCCAGCTGATACATTTATCCAACTATAGCCTAGACCAACTTGTACTGGACTTGAATAACGAATTCTGTCAGAATCATAGACTGCGCCAATTTGAACTGGACTACTCATCGCACCTGAGATTAATTTATCTGCTAATCCAAGTTGACCATATGTGTTTCCACCCCATGTCCATAATGTAGTTACACCGTCAACGATAATAGATCCCATAGCATGTAATCCTGTTGCGGCAATTGTAGCCCAACTACTTGCGTTAACTTGAATTGGACTTGATTTTGCAACAACAGTGTTATCACCCAAGTAACCTGCAGTATTAACTCCCATAGCCCACAATGTACCTGTTGTCTCTAGTGCGTATGAGGCATAATAATTTGCTGCAACTTGTGTGAAACTTCTACCTGCCATAACTTGAACTGGGCTGCTTCTAGTTACTTGGTCGCCTAAGCCCAACTGACCGTATGCGTTTGAACCCCATGCAAATAACTTACCAGAAGCATCAATCGCAATCAATGTACCTACACCACTAGATGCTAGTGTAATCCAGCTATTAGTTCCAAGTTGAACTGGGCTGCTTCTGTAACCTGTACTTGTGTCATCACCAAAGTATCCGTTATAGTTCATACCCCAAATCCACAGAGTACCATCTGTTTTAATACCAGCAGTCCAGCCATTACTTGACTGACCATTACCTGATATAAAATTCCAACTACCAGGAACCTGTACTGGACTGCTTCTGTTGATAGTAGTACCATCACCTAATTGTCCAAGAGTATTTGCACCCCACATCCATAACGTTTTGTCATCACGGATAGCTGCATTGTAGCCAATGATACTTACTGCACTAGTCCAAATGCCACCATCAAACGGCGTTGTTGTTGGTGTTAATGTAACTAGCGTTTTACTATTTGTGATAGCATAGATTGGGCCATTATCAGGATCAGCTACTATATCTAAATATGGATTAGTTGATGCGGCTGATGAAATTTGTACAGGACTAGAAGTTGAAGGACCTGCGCCCCACCACCAAACTGAATTGTCAGATTTTACAGCATACCCAGTATACCCGCTAGTTCCTGCAACTTCTTTCCAAGTATCAGTACCAACTTGTGTAGGCACTGAACGTTTTATAATGTCACCGGTTCCCAATGCTCCGAATCCTGCGTTACCCCATGCAAATAATGTTCCATCTACAGTTATACCGTAAGATGTTTCAAAGCCGGCTGCTACTGTTATCCAACTACTAGTACCGATCTGTACTGGGCTTGATATGTATGATCCTGTCGGGCCACCAGCTCCGTTACCAACTTGACCGTTGCTGTTATATCCCCAACCATACAAACGTCCTAAATTGTCAATTGCGAGACTATGTGAATTGCTAGAAATAAAGACAAAACTTGCAGTAGTACCTATTTGTACAGGACTACTTCTATTGATAGTAGTATTGTCACCCACTTGTCCAAACGTGTTTTCACCGAAACCGAATGTCTGGCCAAGTGAGTTGATTGCAAATCCAGCTTCTCTATAATTAGGACGTTTGTTAGCATTCACTCGTCTCCAGTTGGTCAACGTGCCGATCTGAACTGGACTAGACTTGTTGACTGTTGTGTTGTCACCGATGCCGCCTTTTGAATTTTCGCCCCAGCCCCACAATGTACCATCTACTCTAATTGCATGACCATTTGATGATACAGCCATCCAACTGCTTAGACCGATTTGTACAGGGCTGCTTCTGGTTAAAGTTGTACCGTCACCTAGACGGCCGTCACCGTTAGATCCCCAAGCCCACAACGTACCGTCTTCTTTAATACCAAACGGTGTTGCTAATATCTTCCATTGTTGTACGCCAATCTTTTGAGGAGTGCTATAACCAGTCGTGTTGTTAGTACCCAATTGACCGTATGTATTTTTGCCCCATGCATATAGATATCCGTACGCATCAACACCGACTCTACCCATTTCGCCGCCGGCTTCGTTGCCACCTTCGTATGAATCTGAAATTTGATTCCAACTAATAGGAGCAAATACTTGCACCGGACTGCTTCTAGATACAAGGGTAACATCACCTACTTGACCACTAGCGTTATTACCCCATGTCCATAGCGTATTATCAGCTTTCACGAATGACGTTGCACCGTGATTTAGTAGGGTCATGTTAGTGATAGTCCCAAGTTGACCTTCACTATTACTTCCCCATGCCCATAGTGTACCATCAGCTTTAATTGCCAATGTATGATGATATCCAGTAGACACTTTATTCCAGCTACCTGCAATTTGTGTTGGGCTTGAAACTAGTGTATAAGGTGCAGTCAGTAAACCTGTACTATCAACTGCAACCGGGCTACTAGAAGAAATGGTTGTTCCGTTACCGGTATATGATCCGCCCCAACCGAACAATGTGTTATCAATAGTGATTCCATGGAGTCCAAATCCCAGTCCTGATACTACTAACCATTGACTTTGACCAATTTGCACTGGGCTACTCTTAGGCACGACAGTACCATCACCTAATGCGCCGTTTAAATTATATCCCCAAGCCCATAATGAATTATCATTTGCACGAATCGCAGCCGCACAGCTAGTACCTATACCAATTGATTTCCATTGTATTAATGCTCCACTTGCAGATGTGCCGATTTGAACTGGGCTGCTTCTAGCAATTACTTCGTTGGTGCCTAATACGCCGTTAGTCCCAACACCGGTAACCCATAATGTACCATCTGAGCGAAGTGCTAACATAGATTGACTAGTACATCCAACCATAGACCAGCTATAGCCTATGCCTATTTGTGTTGGTTGACTCCTAGAAACTACTGTTGAGTCACCGAATTGCCCGCTACCGTTGTTACCCCATGCATACATAGTGCCATCTGGTTTAATAGCATATGTAGTGGCTGACACCGAACCACCTGCATCATATGTACCTAAAATTGACCAGCTGCCGGCAACTTGCACAGGACTACTTCTATCTATAGTAGTGCCATCACCTAATGATCCAGTTGAGTTTGATCCTGAGTTTGCACCCCAGGCCCATAGTTGGCCCAATGAGTTTAATGCAGTAACATATACTTTGTTTGCAGATACATTAGTCCAGTTAGTTGAAGAGCCTAACTGCACAGGACTGCTTCTAGAAACAGTGTCGCCTAATCCTAATTGTCCGTTGTAGTTTGCTCCCCAGACCCACAATGTACCATCAGCTTTAATAGCGAACATTGAATCCCCAGAAGCAGACATTTGCGTCCAACTAATTAAGCTAGGAATTAACTGAGGTGTTGCTCTTGCAGTAGTAGTACCATCTCCGACACTTCCCCATGTATTAGCACCCCAAGTAAATAATCTACCCAAGGAAGTCATTGCGGCAGCTTGAAATGTGCCCCCCGTAGTATTAGTCCAGACTTCTCCGGGACCAAATCCCAATTGATTCTGTGAATTTAGTCCCCAGCCCCATAATGTACCATCATTGCGAATAGCTAATGATTGACCGAATCCTGCCGCTGCGACTGTATAACTCTGGTCATCTACTTTAGTTAATGCTGCATTAAAGTTAACTGTCGTAGATCCCACTGATACGTAACTACTATACGTAGTTGTAGTCCCGTTAGCAATCTGACCCGAAGAGCCCAAGCCAGTACTCCACAATGTACCGTCATTACGAACGACAGAGTTTATATATCCGGAACCTTTACCAACAACAGACCATTGATATAACGGCTGGACACTTAAACCTGTATATATTTCTGAAGCAGGTACTATTGCAGGTGATCCTGTCGGAGTAACAGTCCAGTTGTTACTAGAAGTATCGGCAAATATTATCGTTTGGTTTGTCAATAAGATTGTTTGACCTGCAGTAATAGCAGATATATTAGTACCGGAACTTTGTGTCGATGCTGCGGGTATTGTAGGAACTGTAAAGTTACCAGTATATACAGCAACACCTTTAACTATTCTTAAACCAGCAATCTTACCCGTAAACGGTGCGGAGTAATCTAAACCAACACCTATTAACAAAGGCTTTGTTGTACCATTATAGTAGTACATAGTGTCTGATGATGTATATGTAGTTGCATCAGCTACACCATTAATATAGAAACGCCAGGCTGAGCCGTTTCTAACAATAGCCACGTGTGTCCAAACATTACTATTAATAGTAGTGCTACCAGTATATTCAGGAGTCGAAATACCAGATGCAACGTTAGTATATCCAAATATCAAGTTGTTACCTGTAGTAATCTCAAAATAGAATTCACCACCAATGTACCAGTTATTAACGATACCTCGTCTTACACTAGTTGTAGTTGGATATATCCATGCCTCAATCGTAAAGTTACTTGCAGATAACAAGAATGCTGCGTTGTATGGTACAGTTGTGTAATTACCTGAACTAAACTGAACGGAGTTAACATACGCATTCGTATTAGATGGTAATTGTACAGGAGATGAACGACTTACTGTGTCACCTGTGCCTAACTGACCTGATGCATTTAAACCCCATGCATATAGTGTGCTATCATTCTTGATCGCAACTGTATGACTTGAACTGGCTTTGACTTGATTCCAACTACCTGATACTACTTGCGCGGGTGTAAACGCACTTGGATTTGCACCTAGTTGTATAGGACTGCTTCTGCTAATCTGGTCGTTCTGTCCCAATAAACCAGAGCTATTATCACCCCATACGTATAATTTGTTATCAGGTGTTGGCCATATTTGTCCAAGTCTAAAGTTTTGCCATGTGTTTATGTTCTTGAAACTTACACTTGTACTAAGTGCAACCGGTTGAGTTACAACACCGGTTGCGGCGCCTGACCAATTAAAATATGTATTAGCGTCATTGTTTCCGTTCATGTAATACAAATAATTATCACTTGCTAAAGCAAATGCACCATACATGTATCCATATACACCTAACCAACTTGTGACACTAGCATTAGAACGTTGCACTGGTGTCGTTGACGTTGCCAGGAAGCCCCAGGTCCAAAGTGTGCCATCGGTTTTCACACCATAACTATCCCAACCTTCAGTGTAATATTCACCATTATGACTTACCATTGTCCAGCTACCTGGAATTTGTACAGGACTAGATTTGTGGGCTGTAGTGCCATCACCCAAGCGACCGTTGGCATTATATCCCCAAGCCCATAATGTACCATCATTCTTTATAGCATGTACATGTAGTGACCACGCTCCATTGTACACTGCCTTCCAATCAGTACCAGTTCCAATTTGCACTGGACTAGACTTGTTAATTGTAGTACCATCTCCTATACCACCGTAAGTATTAGTGCCCCATGCCCACAATCTGCCAGCAGTGTCAATAGCATATGAAGTACGTGTTGCAGTTGCTACTTGTACCCAACTGTTGGTAGCCGCAATTAACACCGGGCTAGAGTAATTAGTACTATCATTAGTACCCAAGTTTGACCAGACGTTATAACCCCACGCCCACAATCTACCTAGATAATCAATTGCTAATGTGACACTTGCTGCGCCGACTGATACTTGTTTCCAGTATCCAGTAGCACCTACTTGAACCGGGCTACTATAGGTATTACCTGTGGTCCCCTGACCTAATTGTCCACCACCATTGAATCCAACCATCATCAATGTTCCGTCACTGCGAACATAACCGGTGAATCCATAGTTACTACCTGAGCTATTAGTACTTGAATTACCGTTAGTAGAGATACTTAGATATTCGCCGCCACCGCCGCCCAATTGACCTGAACCATTACCACCCCATGTGAACAATCTTCCATCAGGGGAAATAGCTGCCGCGTGGTCTGTACCTGCTGATACTTGACTCCAGCTATCAGTACCTATTTGAATAGGACTATTAACGTATGTTGAAACAAAAGTACCAACTTGCACTGGGCTGGAAGCTGTAGTCACAGCACCGAAACCTAATTGACCCTGCACGTTGTTACCTATCGTATACAACACATTGTCTTTAATAAATGATGTTGCATTTACGCCTGAGTTGCCATTCTGGTTTGGATTTGATTTAGGTAAGATGAATGCACCTGCAGTAGTACCTGCGTTAGCTACTTGTACTGGACTACTACGATTAATTAAATCATTAACACCTAGTTGCCCTGAAGAGTTATCACCCCATGCAAATAAAGTGTTGTCTGTTTTAACACCAAATATACTGTCACCGAGTGCAGTGATATTAGTCCAACTACCAGCAACTTGCACAGGGCTGCTTCTATGAACAATATCATTTAAACCTAACACTCCGTATGTATTGTTGCCCCATGCCCATAGAGTACCTGTTGTACGAATCGCAAACACAGTGTTTCCGGTTGCAGCTATCTTATTCCAGCTGCCGGCAACTTGCACTGGGCTACTTCTAGCAACAGTGTGGCCTTGGCCCAACTGTCCGTAACTATTATTACCCCAAACCCATAATGTACCATCTGTTTTGAGAGCCATCGTAGTAGAGTAGCCGACTTCAATCTGTGTCCAACTACCTGCAATTTGTACTGGGCTATTATTATCTACAACAGTCAAGTCTCCTAGTTGTCCATTGTTGTTTCTACCCCACAACCACAATGTACCGTCATCTTTGATTGCACCAGTGTGATTATAACTAGCAACTTGTGTATAACTTGAACCATTGAAGAATTGCTGTAACGTGTAAACACTATTAGTTGCAACTTGTGTAATGCTACTTCTAGCTATAGTTGAATTATCCGCAGCCATTTCACCATAGTTATTACCACCCCAACTATATAGTTTACCAGTACTTTTCATATATGTACTAGATACACCGGCTGACAGTTGAACTGATGAATAAAGAGTATTAGATATTAATGTAGGATTACCACGGAAACCAATATCACCTGTACCTAATTGTCCCTGTGCGTTGTTACCCCAGGCATATAGTTTACCATTAGTTTGTTGTCCGATAAAGTGATAGGCACCACCTACAACTTGAGTCCAATAATCAGTACCAACTTGTACAGGGCTAGAACGTGAGGGATCAGGTGCAATTTGAACTGGGTTTGATTTATTGACTGTAGTGTTATCACCGATACCACCGGCTGCATTATAACCCCACATTAGTCCAGCTCCGTTGTTATATAACACAGTGTTGTTATTACCTATACTAGGTTGTATAGTTATGTTATTTAGAACGATGCTTTCTTTACTGAATGCACTAAGTTGCACTGGACTGCTTCTAGCAATAGCGTCATTTAAACCAAGTTCGCCACCGGTGTTGTTGCCCCATACCCAGAAAGAGTTATCGATTCTACGTGCAAACACTGAGCCGTTATTTGCGACTGCCTGCAACCATCGTTCGTTAAACGGTCCCGAGAATGTAGTACTGGCATTAGTTAGTGTTAAAGTTCGCCCATAGATTGATGCATCATTCGCAGTTGAGGCATATGCTAACAATTGAGTTTGTGAGTCTGTTACTGAACTAATGTTAGTACCTGATGATTGCGATGTAGTCAACACATTAGTAGGAACTGTGAAGTTACCAGTGTATACTGCTACACCTGTTACTACTCTAAAGTTTGAAATAGATCCAGGGAAAGGAGAATATGCACCTTCACCATCAGCACCAATATTAAATGTGCCAGTTATACCTGAGTAATCACCTGACGGATTTGTAGTTGATGGTTGTAATTGACCATTTACATAAATTTTAATCGCGCCGGGCGCTACTGTATCTCTTACTACTGCAATATGAACCCAAGTATTTTGTGGGACTAAAGTAGTAGAGGTAGTCAGTACTGCTGCATCGTTTTGCCATACACGAAGCTCACCGGTGTTCATTTGATTGAATATTATTTTAGGGGTTGAACCTGTTCCATTCGTAGAACCCCAGAATGACGTATTAGAACCTACCGCAGATGTTCTATAGAACCAGCCTTCTACTGTAAATAAACCTGCGCCAAGATTAATATTGCTTGTAGATGCAATACTACTTGATCCAGTGAATGCTATTGCACCGGCAGTGCCGGAACTTACTAGAACAGGACTAGACTTACTAACAGTTGTGTTATCTCCTAGTTCACCTTCAACGTTTGCGCCCCAAGTGAATAGTCTATTATTAACGTCAATTGCAGCTACGAAATTTTTAGATCCAGCAGATACCATTAACCAACTGCTTGTACCTATTTGTACCGGGCTTGAATAATTATTTGCATTGTTCAATCCCAATTGACCACTAGTGTTTAGACCCCATGTCCATAGCGTGCGGTCACTTCTGATAGCATACATTACACTATTACCGATACTAACATCAGCCCATGTACCTGTGATTTGTACGGGTTGACTTCTGTTTATTGTAGTACCATCTCCTAGTACACCGCCGTTACTTCCCCATGTCCATAATTGGTTCAATGAATCAATCGCAGCAGATGATTGGTAAGGACCAGCAACAATTACAGGGAACGAAGCTGAAGAAATTTGCACTGGGCTGGATCTGTCTACTGTGTTGGCAGATCCTAATGCACCAAAGATATTTCGCCCCCATGTCCATAATCCGCCTCCGAATGTGGTTGCTAAAGCATGTTCACCTGAACCAGAGACCAGTGCCCAACTACTTGTACCTATCTGAACCGGGCTACTTCTGCTGGTTGTAGTACCGGTTCCTGATATACCGTTACTGCCGGCGCCCCACGTCCATAATCTTTGTGCATAATCAATGCCAAACGTGGTAGAACCAGCTGAATAAATTAATCTCCATGATTTGTCGTTTGAGCCTAATGTATAGTATGCGGCATCTCCGCCCCATGTAAACAGTCTACCATCAACAGTAATAGCTGCTGCCGTTCTATTGCCGGCTGCGACTGATTGCCATTTACTTGTTCCAATTTGTAAAGGTGAGCTTCTATTAATAGTAGTACCATCGCCCAACATTCCGTATAAACCAGAACCCCAGGTGAATAAGTTTTGATTCTTATCAATGGCTAATATTGCAGTAGTACTAGTAGAATTTTCTGCTACGAACACTACTGAATTATAGTTAGTAGAACTTATTTGAACTGGACTACTTCTTAATGATGCAGGTGCAGCACCTGCAGCAAATACCCCGTTAGTATTAGATCCGGAACCAAATAACACACCATCATCACGCATGTATACGTGTGAGTTAACACTTACTATTGCGGATCTCCAACTATAACCTACACCCAATTGAACTGGAGATTGCCTACCATTAGTATCACCTAAGCCCAATTGACCCTGGTTATTATATCCCCATGCAAACAATCTGCCATCACTTGTGATAGCTGCCATAGATGAGACTTGACCTGTAGCAGTTGCTAATTGACTCCAGCTAAGAGTTCCAATTTGAATGGGAGCACTACGGTTTTGAACCGTACCAAAGTCGCCCATTTGACTGTAATCATCTCTACCCCAAGCAAACATTAAGCCATCATTGCGAATTGCATATGTAGTAATACCGGTGCTTCTAATTTGACTCCAGCTATATACATCAGGTAAACCATAACCTACGTTAGGTACGCCCATGCCATATAACTTACCATCTGTAGAAATTGCATACATGTGGCTGTAGCCACCCGAGACTGAGGCAAATTTAGTATACATAGGTGTCGTATTACCTACTACGATGGGACTTGATTTGAGTGTAGGTCCATTGTATGTCTGTGTGTAATCAGCAACGCTTTGTAAATCTGTTCCCCATGCATACAAAACGCCATCTTCTTTGATACCGAACATAGTACGAGATTGGTTATTTGTAATAGCTACACTAGTCCAACTATCGTAAGTTAATCGTCCCATCTGACCTACACTATTGTTACCCCAAGCCCATAATTTATTATCAGTATCCAATGCTAAGGCATATGCTCCTGTGATCGGGGTAGATCCTGGGCTGCCGGATGGGTTAGCGAATATTTTAGAATAAGGTTTTGTGCTTACTTGTACAGGGCTACTACTAGCATAGAATCTAACTGGACCACCAGAGAAAGTACTAGGTGCATCTCCTCCCCATGCAAATAACATATTATCATTGCGAATAGCGTAATTACCACTAGTGCCGGAAGCAACCGCAATCCAGCTACTTGTGCCTAGTTGAACAGGGCTACTTCTACTGATGGTTGTAATATCACCTAATTCGCCGGCTAGGTTATATCCCCATGCAAACAACATTCCATCATTGCGAATTGCTATGGTATAGTTTGCTGTACTGCCATCGCCACGTTGACCTGCGCTTACATCAATCCATTTTTCAGAACCGATTATAACCGGGCTACTCTTGTTTACTACAGTACCATCACCTAAGGCACCGTAGCCGTTATAACCAACACCAAACAATCTACCATCACTGCGAATGAACATTGAATGACTCGCACTAGTTGAAACTTGACTCCAACTTAGATATGAGTATGCAGAATCAGTCAATCCTAGTTGTCTAAAACTATTACTTCCCCATGACCACAGTTTACCTGCAGTGTCAATAGCTAATGAATGATAATATCCTGAGTTGACACTAGAAAAACTAGATAACGGTGCTGCAATTTGCACAGGTGAGCTTGCATTATTGGTGTGGTTTATACCTAATTGACCTTGGTCATTTTTACCCCATGCAAACAGTCTATTTTGAGAATTAATTGCAACAGCAAATGAGCCACCGCCGGTCACATCTTTCCACAATGCTGACCCTATGGTGATTTGAACTGGAGCGCTTCTAGATGCAGTCGTGTTATCTCCCACTTGGCCTGCAATGTTATATCCCCAGCCCCACAATGTGCTATCTGCACGTATTGCATAACTATTTTGACTACCACCTGCAACTTGAGTCCAGCTATATGTAAAACTGGCTGTTGCATTATCAGAACCTGCTACCGGAGCTTTAACCCCCCAGAACCATAAACTGCCATCTTGCTGGATACCTATAGTTGCATTATTGTGAATTTCTACTTTAGACCAAGTAGATGTGCCAACTTGCACTGGGCTACTTCTATTAGTCAAAGTACCATCACCTAGTTGTCCATTGGCATTGTAGCCAGACCCCCACAATGTACCATCGCTACGAAGTGCAAGGCGTGGGCCGGATTGACCAGTGCCCTGAACTGTAAAGACTTGGCTCCAGCTGCTTGTACCGATTTGCGTCATTACGCTACGGTTTATAATATCATTTAGGCCTAATTGCCCTCCGATATTACCGCCCCATGCAAACAACATTCCATCACTGCGAATTGCGCTTGCATAACTATAACCGGCTGCAACTTGAAGCCAGCTGTTTGAATTTATCTGCACTGGACTTGACCTAGCAATTGTGTCACCGGTGCCCAACTGACCCTGTGTGTTAAATCCCCAAGCCCATAATGATCCTACACTATCAATTGCAACCACATGGAATGTGGGTCCAACAGACACTTGAACGAATGATTTCCCCGCACCAACTTGAACTGGACTACTCTTAGCAATCAAGTCATTCTGACCTAGTTGTCCGTTAGCGTTATTCCCCCACGCAAATAGTTTACCGTCGGCTCTTATAGCAAAACTACTTGCTAAATTTATAGTAGTGCTTTCTGAATTTATTGATATGTTTGTCCATGTATCAGTACCGATCTGAACTGGACTGCTTCTACTTATCGTAGTACCATCACCCAATTGTCCGCCAGTATTATCACCCCATGCAAATAGTTTACCATCTGAACTGATTGCCAATGCATGTCCAGTAGACTCAACAACTTTTGACCATGTGTTTAAATTAGAGAACGTACTTGAACCCAATTGGTTATTAGTGTTGTTGCCTGCTGATATTAACTTGTTATCACTAGTAATGGCTAAACTGAAACTGTTGCCGGCGCTGACAGTAACATAACTACTCGTACCAACTTGTGTTGGACTGCTCACTAATTGTCCGGCGAACTGAGGGGCAATCAATTGACCTACCAAGTTACTACCCCAAGCCCATAAAGTTTTATCGCTGCGAATTGCTAAGGTATGGTCTGTACCTGCGCTAACAGACACCCATGAACTAGTACCTATTTGCACCGGGCTATCGGATAACAAACCAGCACCAGTTTGAACTGGACTACTTCTATAAGTTGCTGCAAGTGCATCGGAGGTAGTAAAATATAATTCGTAGTTGCCTGAATCTTTACCCCAAGCCCATAGTTTGTTATCAGTAGTTACACCTAATGTTCCACTAATAGTAGAAGTGACTGCTGCCCATTTTGAGTTGCCTATCTGCACTGGAGCAGAGCGACTAATAGTTGTACCATCACCTAATTGTCCACCGGTGTTGTCACCCCACATCCATAGACTACCTGACGTGTCAATTACGCTTGTTTGTAAGTAATTTTTAGATGATAGTTTACTTACATTAGTCATAATCTGCACAGGTGCGGATCTGTTGATATTAGTACTATCTCCGATTATACCTGCAGTGTTTTGGCCCCAGCCAAGTAATAATCCTGTGTTAGTCAAACCAAACATTGTATTTTGTGCGGTTACTACATTAGACCAAACATATGATGAAGGTATTTGAGAGGGTGCGCTGCGTGAAATTGTATCATTTTGACCAAGTTGACCAAGGTCATTTTTACCCCATGTGAATATATTACCAGTACCATCTATAGCAACGGCTGCACCGTCAGTTGCGGCAACTTTGATAAAATTAGCACCGACGAATACAGGGCTACTCTTACTTACAATAGTGTTATCGCCTAATTGACCGTTAGTACCAAAACCCCATGCAAACAAATTCTTGTTAATATCAATCGCATATCCCGCATCGTTAGCTGAAACCGAACCGGCAGTAGTTGCAACAGTAGTCCATAAACTAGTTCCTATTTGTGTCGGGCTACTTTTGTTAGTTACATCGTTTAAACCTAAGTCACCTGCTAAGTTATAACCCCATGCAAACAATCTACCATTAATATCTATCGCAAACGTGTTCAATGTAGAAGTAGTCACCATAGACCATGAACTAGTTCCAATTTGGATAGGACTAGTGACCGCAGCTACAGTGTTATTACCTAGTTGACCCTGAGTATTTCCGCCGACAGCCCACAATGTACCGTCAGCTTTAATAAGCATAGTATGCGAATATCCAGGCGACGCCATTCTCCAATAATTACTATATGCGAGACCGTTGTTACCTAGTTGGTAGCTAGAATTTTGACCCCAGCCGAATAACAATCCATCACTACGAATTGCCATTGAATGATTGGCACCAGCACTGGCGCTTAACCATAACCTTGTTCCAATTTGAACAGGACTAGACTGTATTGAAACAGTATTATTACCCACTTGACCATATTGGTTACTACCCCATGACCATAGTGTTCCGTCATTCTTGATAGCGACAGCGTGGCTTGAACCGATGCTTAAACTTTTCCAACTAGAGCCAACACTAACGGGGCTTATAGCATAAGCCCCTGTTTTACCTTCAATTTGCGTTAAGGACGAGCGATTAGTATTGTTACTCATGTACCATCCCCAAGTTGACCATCGTTGTTGTTACCAAATGTATATGCGCTACCATCAGATTTTTCTACTGCGTTATGATTGTATCCTGCTTCCGCTTCAACCCATGTTGTTGCAGTACTTATTTGTACAGGACTACTCTTATTTATCGTAGTAGAATCACCGACTTGACCATTTTGATTGTAACCCCATGCGAATAATAAACCTGAGGATTTGATGCCTAAACTGTGATTTTCACCCGCTGAAACTAAGTTCCAGCTTTCACTTCCCACTTGAACTGGACTACTTTGATAATATCCAGTATAATCGTCGGATGTAATTTGAGTTGGATTACTCTTATTATCCGCGATACTAAACAATACTGCTGTCGGTAAGTTCTTACTTACTATTGTATTATCTCCTAATTGTCCTGCAGTGCCAGCACCACTAGCTATCAACTTGTTACCTTGTAGTGGATCATTTGTGTTAACTACTAACAACGTTGAGTATCCAGATGACACATGTACATAAGATAAATTGCCACCTACTTGAACTGGACTGCTTCTAGAGTTAGTAGTTCCGGCCATTAATGGACCAGATGCATTATTACCCCATGCATACAACGAACCGTTTGTTCTTATCGCAGCAGTAAAGTCACTACCTGCAGTTATATCACTCCAATTACTAGTACCAACTTGTGTAGGTGAGCTTAGTGGATAGTTAGGTGTAAACGCAGAAATTTGTACTGGGCTACTTCTATAAGTTGTAGTGTTATCACCAAAAGCACCGTAAACGTTGGATCCCCACATCCAAATTTGTTTATCAGTTGTTATAGCAGTAACTCTATCTCCACCTATAACAACACTTAACCACTGTTTATCCGCAGCGATTTGAATAGGACTTGACTTACCCACTGTTGTTCCATCACCCAAGTTGCCGGCAGTGCCTGCACCCCACACATATAATCTGTTAGAAAAATCAATAGCAGCAGTCATACTAGTACCGGCTGCAACAGAGATATATGACAGAGTACCAACCTGCAATGGGCTGCTTCTGGATGCAGCAGTACCGCTTCCTAATTGTCCGGCTGCACCGAATCCCCAAGTGAACAGTCTACCTGACATATCCAAAGCAACAACGTGACTTGCATATCCACCGATACTAACTTGACTCCAACTGCCGGCGACTTGTATAGGACTATTCTTAGCTACAGTAGTACTGTCACCTAATTTACCACTAGTGTTATTACCCCACATCCATAGTGTGTAGTCAGTGCGAATAGCGGCAGTAGTTAACAATGAACCAGTAACAAATCGCCATGTGTCTAGCCCGAGCTGTACTGGACTACTTCTATTGTTAGAAGTACCATCACCTAACTGACCTGAACTATTGCTTCCCCATAACCATAGAGTACCATTATCACGAATAGCATATGATGTTCTTGACGTAGCTCCAGTATCAGTTGTCGTTGATATAAATTGCCATGAGCCGGTTGATATTTGAACTGGACTTGATCTAGCGATAGTAGTTCCATCTCCGACTGACCCATCTGTGTTATATCCCCAGGACCACAGTGTGCTATCATCTTTTATTGCTATAGTTCCATAATAACCAGAAGCAACTTGAGTATATCTATTGGTCCCGGCTATTCCGCCAAACACGCCGACTTGAACTGGACTACTTCTACTTAGAATAGTGTTATCACCTAATCCACCGTTTAGGTTATAACCTGTTTGCCAAATCTGGTTGTTTTGTGTTAGAATAGTTGTACCATATATACTAGTTGCCGCAATTTGGTTATATGAGTATGATACTCCTAATTGTCCTAGGTTGTTATTTCCCCAAGAGAATAACTTATTATCACTTCTGATTGCTGTACTAAACAAGGCGCCGGCGCTTATCACGTTCCAAGTACTTGTACTAACTTGAGTAGGCTCATTGAATACTTGCGGTGTCATTGCTGATGCATATATTTGAACTGGACTACTTCTGTTATTAGTATTATCTCCGGGATTGCCGCCCCATGACCATATTGAACCATCTATCTTGCGGGCGGCATAACTACCACTGGCTATATTCGTAACTAATGTCCAGCTGCCTCCTCCAGAAATTTGCACCGGACTACTTCTAGATACGGTGTCTCCCGTTCCCAATTGACCGTTACTGTTTTCACCCCATGTCCATAGTGTACCATCACTTCTTATACCAGCACGAGAATAAAAACCATTACTCGCAACTTGAGTCCAACTTCCTGCAATTGTTGTTAATCCTGACTTGTTAACAGTAGTACTATCACCCAAGTTACCACTTGCGTTCCAGCCCCAAACTACCAATTGCCCTAATGTAGTGATTGCGTGTCCGCCTTGGTCAGTAATATACACTGACGCATATCCAGTACCTATCTGTGCCGGCGATGAACGATATACAGTAGTACCTCCTGCTAGTCCACCTAAGTTTCCACTACCCCATGTCCATAGTGTACCGTCAGCCATAAGTGCACCAGCAACGCCATTACCAGCAGAGACTTGACTCCAACTACTTGTACCTATTTGTACTGGACTACTTCTGTTAACCAACGTACCGTCACCTAATTGGCCGGCGACATTATCACCCACAGTCCATAACGAACCGTCATCTTTTATTCCTATACCAAAACTAGTACCAAAGACAAACGATGTCCAACTTCTACCAGCGCCTGCTGACAATTGAACAGGGCTACTTCTAGTAATAGTATCAGTCTGTCCAAGCTGACCGTTACTGTTATTACCAGACACCCATAGTGTATTATCTGTCTTGAAGAAACCAAAAGTATTATTGTTACTGAAGGTTGGTATTATTTTACTCCAAGTAGTTAATGCTCCTATTTGCACTGGACTAAGTTTATTGATAGTAGTGTTATCACCTAGTTGACCATTATTATTAATACCCCAAGCATACAACTTACCCTGTGATGTTATAAATCCAGGTGCATTCATTGTAGTAGCTGTACCTGAAACAGTAAATGTTGCAGTAGATTTACCTACTTGTCCATATAAGTTAGAGCCCCAGCCATATAACGTATCATCAGTTGCAATAGCTAAACTATGTGATGTGCCGGCGCTTAACGATTTAAACTTAACACTAGTTGGAACTTGAGTAGGACTACTACGAGAGAATGCATCGTATATACCTAATTGAAGTGAACTATTATTTCCCCATGCATATAGAGTACCATCACTTGTTATTGCTAATGTATGTGTGTCGCCGGCAGCAATATCAGTGAACGAAGTAGAAATTTGCACTGGGCTGCTTCTATTAATAGAAGTACCATCACCGACCTGTCCACTAGTATTGAATCCCCATGTCCAGTTAGTGCCATCTGCTCTAATTGCAACAACATGTGAGTTACCGGCTCTAACATTAGTCCAGCTACTTGTACCTATTTGTGTTGGGCTGCTTCTAGAGTTAGTTGTATTGTTACCTAACTGTCCGTATGTATTTTCGCCCCATGTCCATAAAGTACCATCACTACGAATCGCAGTGAAGTAGTTTCCGGCACCACTTAGAATACTCCAGCTATAGTAACTACCATTATTACCAAGTTGACCATATAAGTTGTCGCCCCATGTTTCTAAATTACTATATGAATCAATTGCACTTACAGAGTTTTCTGTCAGTGACAATACTTTAAACGTATCAGTACCAACTTGTACAGGGCTGCTTCTTGCGATTAAAGAAGTGTTGCCTAGAACACCTGATCCATTAGCTCCCCAAGTCCATACAGTATTATTAATTGCGATTGCACCAGCAAATGTATTACCTGCTTCTGAATCTATCCATAGACCAGCGAGTTGCACTGGGCTACTTCTACTTGATGTTGTATTATCACCTAGTTGTCCACTAGTATTCAAGCCCCATGTCCATAATGTGTTATCAATTCTGATAGCAGTGTTGAAACTGTTTCCGGCAGAAACAGATGCCCATGAACTAGTTCCGATTTGCACAGGTGAGCTTCTTGAAACAGTCGTACCTTGTCCTAATGGACCTCCTACGTTATATCCCCAGGCCCACAGTGTACTATCTGTGCGAATAGCAATGGTATGTGAGTAACCACCACTAACTTGTGACCATGAACTTAAACCTACTCTTAAAGGAAGAACATACGTGTTATCACCAGCGCCTACAGATGTGCCGGCAGATAATTGTACCGGACTGCTTCTAGCAACAGTATCACCTGTACCTAGTTCACCACGTCCAGCAGCGTTGTTACCTGCAACAAACGTAGCACTATCACTAGCTAGACGAGTCTGCGATCCTAATCCAAACACAGTACTATATGATTGTCCTGCATTTATTTGTGTAGGACTACTGCGACTAATAGTATCTGTGACTTGCCCTAGTTGTCCAAACGTGTTTTGACCAAACACCCATGCAGTGCCATTACTACGCAATGCAACAGTATGTTGGGCGCCGGCGCTAACTTTTGTATAGTTATTGTTATCTAATAACGTTATTGATTTTTGTTGTGTATCTGTTGCGATGCCAACTTGCATTGGAGCCGATCTGGCTACAATGTTACCCATACCCAATTGTCCTACGTTATTTAGTCCCCAAGCGTATAATAAGTTATTAATTTTTAAACTGAAATAAATGCTACTTTGCGGGAAGAAAGATGCATTAACATCTTTAGAGAAAATTTGTGTTGGCGCACTTCTATTAAGAGTATCACCTACTCCTAGTATACCGTTAACAGTGTTAGTTCCCCATACCCATATAGAATTATCTTGTGCCTTTGCCATGAATGCAGGACCGTTATGTGATGCAACAACATCTTGCCACATACCACCAGTGGCAATTTGAGTTGGGGTGCTTCTGTTAATAGTAGTGTTATCACCTAGTTGCCCTGATGCGTTAACACCGGCAGTCCATAAAGTATTGTCATTGCGTAAGAACGCAAAGTTTGTTGCGGCACCCACTACACGTTTCCAGTTTCCAGCAACTTGAACTGGACTGCTTCTGAATACTAAATCGTTGACTGCAAGGCCGCCGTCGCTGTTACCTCCCCATGTCCATAATGTATTATCGTTGCGAATATATGCTGCGGCTAAGTTACATGCTGCTATATCTATAACATTGGTTGCGATTTGTACAGGACTGCTTCTAGCAACAGTATCATTTTGACCTAACTGACCGTTAGTGTTTAGTCCCCAACCAAATAATGTTCCACCGGTTGTAAGCATTAAAGTATATGCGGCACCGAGTACTAGCTTGCTAACACCTGGTGCTTTAGCTAATATCTGTACAGGACTTGATCGTGTAACAACTGTACCATCACCTAATTGCCCGTTTGAGTTTATACCCCATGCCCAAATAGTATTATCGGGTTTTACTGCAACTATGTGTGCTGCACCTAGATTACTTGCTAGTAAAGTATATTTGTCTGCACTGGTACCTATCTGCACCGGACTACTCTTATTGACCGTAGTACCGTCACCATAACCTGCATATGTTGCAGCTACAGCAGCATAACCCCATGCATATAAGTTACCGTTCTTTAAACCATAACTTGTTTGTCCCATTATCACTGTATCCCAGATTACAGGAGACAATGATCTTCCTAATTGACCAAACGAATTGTCGCCCCATCCGTAAATAGCATTACCAATTAAACCTACAACATGGTTTGCACCAGAAGAAATTTGAGAGAATGAACTAGATGTTACTTGTATAGGGTTACTTCTGTTAGCATTATCATTTTGACCTAATTGTCCATATTGATTGTTACCCCATGTCCAAACACTATTGTTAGCCATAGTAGCAATAGCATGTGATGTACCTGAACCAACTTCAACCCAACTGCTTGTGCTGATTTGAACAGGATAACTTCTATTCAATGTAGTACCATCACCTATTTGTCCTGATGAATTGATACCCCACATGAATAACATACCATCACTACGAATAGCACCACTAAAGCTATTACCTGCAGTCACTTGACTCCAGCTACCGGATGCTATCTGCACCGGACTGCTTCTGTTTGGAATTACCGGACCTGCAATAACTTGCACTGGGCTACTTCTAGTAACAGCATCGGCCATACCTAATTGACCGTATGTATTAACACCCCATGCATATAATATTGCAGGAGGTGATGTAACACCAGCCATCATGTATCCAGTAGCAGCTAACATACTCCAGCTACTATTACCAACTTGTACAGGTGATACTATTAACGTTTCAAGGTTTGTGCCAACTAATGCAGGTGAAGAACGTGATACTGTTTGATTATCACCTAACGCTCCAAATGCGCCGTTACCCCATGTAAACAGTCTATAGGCTAAATCAACTGCATACATGTTGTTTGTGGAAGTAGATATACTAATCCAGCTACTTGTACCCACTTGGACTGGAGAACTTCTGTTCACAGTGTTCGCAATGTTCAAACCTAGTTGACCTGCATTGTTAATACCCCAGGTCCATAATGCTCCAGTTGTTGTTAGTGCCGCTGTTGCAGATTGGTTTGCTGATATCTGTGCCCAACTATATCCACTTGCAATTGATACTTGTACAGGACTGCTGCGGTTTGCAGTTGAAGTATCACCTACTTGACCATACGTATTTAAACCCCAACCCCACAATGTATTATCTGTAGTTACCCCGATGCTGTGCTGCCACCCAGCTGCTATCAATGACCAACTGCGATTACCAATTTGAGTAGGTATAGAATACGCTGGTACTAAGACTGCTGATAAGTTAGTTTGTGTAGCTACAGTTAATACAGGAGAACTCTTTGCAACAGTGGTGTTATCACCCTGTGGATAACCTTGAGTAGACCATGTAAAGAATCTATTATCAGATGTCACCCCATGAATAGTAAAGTATCCACTAGTCACTTGTGTCCAGCTACTTGTTCCTAGTTGAACAGGACTGCTTCTTAGTGTACTTGGTACACCTGTTACTGAGCCCCATGTAAATACACCACCGTCTAATCTAATTGCTGCTACACCGCCGTGTGTTGTTGCAACTTGTGTCCAGCTGCTTGTTCCTAGTTGAACTGGACTACTTCTATCAATTGTTGTAGTATCACCCATAGAGCCGTTTGTAGGATGACCCCATGTGAATAATCCGCCGTCGTTTCTAATAGCAGCTACTAAATTATAAGTTACACTAACTGACGTCCAGCTACGTGTTCCTACTTGTACTGGGCTACTTCTGTATACTCTATCATTCTGGCCCAATTCACCATATGCGTTTACTCCCCAAGCCCATAATGTACCGTCAGTTTGTATACCGAATGCAGTGCCACCGTTAGCTGAGATAAGTGACCAGCTGCCTGCAATCTGTACTGGACTTGAACGATTGACCGTATCACTTTGTGCTAATTGACCTGCGTTGTTGTTTCCCCATGCCCATAAGGTGTAATCTGTCTTAATTGCAAAGTTAGCGTCATCTATACCAAATACTCTTAACCAATTAGTATCAGTGCCGATCTGTACTGGGCTGCTTCTACTGATTGTAGAATTGTCTCCGATACCACCGTATGTATTAGTACCCCAACCCCACAATGTACCGTCAGTTCTGATACCGTTACCTGCCGGATAAGTTGCTGCGGCGCCACGTAACTGTGCAGATTTCCATAATCCTGCAATTTGCACAGGCGAGCTTCTATTAGCAGTTGCGCCATCACCTAGTGCGCCGCCTCCGTTATTACCCCATACCCATAGTTGATTATCTGCTCGTAATGCTACACCGTTACCGATCTGTGCAAATGTTAATGGTGAATTGTTGATTTGACCTTCAACGTTTCTACCCCAACCATATAACTGGCCTAAACTATCAAGTGCTAATGTATGTGATACACCTGCTGAGATAACACTCCAAGATCCAGAGGTCGCATTAATTTGTACTGGACTACTTCTATCAATTGTAGTGCCATCGCCTAGTTGGCCGGCGTCATTAGAGCCCGCGGCCCATATTATTCCAGTTGAATCTTTTGCATAGCTACGATTTTGACCTACAAAAATATTCATCCAACTCTTATCAATGCCGATTTGAACTGGGCTGCTTCTACTGATAGTAGTACCGTCACCCAATGATCCAAGGTTGTTTATACCCCATGCCCACAATGTGTAATCAGGTTTTATACCCATTACAACATATCCAGTTTTAGAAATTACAGTCCAGCTTGTAGATCCTAGTTGAATAGGACTACTTCTCTGTATAGTAGTACCATCACCAACTTCACCGTATGCGTTTTGACCCCAAATATACACAACACCGTTAGAACGCACCATAGCCTGATTTAGTGCCATAGTCCATGACATAGGGGCTACACCCAATTGTCCGCTAGCATTATTACCCCAGGTGTACAACTTATTCGTAGTATCAATTGCTGCCGACGTTGATGCCCCTGCTTTAACTATGCTCCAACTACCTGCAATTTGTGTGGGTGAACTTCTATTGATAGTAGTTGTGTCACCTAACTGATATAATTGATTATTACCCCAAGTAAATAACGTGTTATCCGTTGTAATTGCAATTGTATGATTGAACCCAACATCAACATTAATCCAACTACCGTCAACTTGTACAGGGCTACTACGTGTCACTACATCGTTAACACCCAGCTGACCACTAGTGTTTAAGCCCCACGTAAACAATCTATTATCCGTAGTAATTGCTGCTGCATGGCTGCTGTATGCAGTCACAGATGACCAACTACCGGTAACTTGTACCGGACTACTTCTATTTACGGTATTGTTTTGTCCTAACTGCCCACTCGCATTTAACCCCCACACCCAGAGTGTATTGTCACTACCAATTGCCATTGAAGTAGAATCTCCCGCAGACAATTGAAGTACATTTCTTCCTACTAATTTGTCAACACTTGCAAACGGAGTCACTGGTGCGGCTGTTGCAGTTCCAAACGGAGAGATAGTTAAATTATTTCCTGATCTATCAAACAATCCCTGACCAGTCAACAAACTAGTTTGACCTGCAGTAATAGCAGATATATTAGTACCTGCTGATTGTGTTGCTTCCAATGGTGATGTAGGTACGGTAAAGTTACCGGTGTATACTGCAACACCTTTAACTATTCTAATATTACTCATCAATCCGTTGAAGTTGTATCCTGCACTGTTCGGTACGTTACCATCACTACCAATAATAGGTCTACTAGCTCCTACAATGTAAGATACTGAATCAGTTATAGTAGTACCAACTTGTACACCGTTTAAGAACAATCTAGTACTAGAGCCCTGTCTAGACACTGCAATATGATTCCACTGGTTTAATGGAACAATTGCGATTCCGTCAGAAACAACTGCACCACTACTATAACCTATGAAACCAGTTGATGAAATGTTGATAAGTTGATAAGTTGCAGTTGAACCAGTGCCTGCGGGTCTAGTATCATATAGAGTAGTAGATGTTGCAGCATACCCTTTCAAGAACACCCACATTTCAATAGTCCAATCAACTGCACCAAACGCCAATGTAGTGTTAGGTGCTACTGTATAATATTCGTTAGATCCGTTAAATGACAGTGATGGATACGCATTACCTATTTGAATTGGGCTACTACGAGCTACTGTACTGAAATCACCAAGTTGACCTGCATTATTCAAACCCCATGCAAACAATAATCCATCATTACGTTTTGCCAATACGTGGTTTACACCTGCACTAACTTGTGACCAACTGTTAGTATCAAGTACAACAGGACTACTTCTATCTGTAGTAGTACTATCTCCTAATTGACCAAAGTTATTTCTTCCCCAAGAAAATAATGCACCGTCACTACGTATAGCAAACATGAATGGTGCGGGGTCTTGACTTGCAGATATTTGCGCCCAGCTTAATGCGCCGGCTTGACCATAGTCATTCTTACCCCAACCTAATAACTTACCATCTGTTGTAACTGCAAGAACGTGAGCATCGCCCGAAGCAACATCACTGAACGTACCTAAACCAATCTGTACCGGCGAGCTTCTGTTAGTGACGTTTGTTTGTCCCAATTGACCTGCAGCATTATTACCCCATCCCCATAATGTACCATCACTTCTGATACCATAAGTCTGTGTTAAGTCTCCTACAATCTTAGTCCAATTGATAACACTTACTATACCTGCGCCAATTTGACCTCTATCGTTGAGACCCCATCCATATAAGCCACCATCACTCTTTATAGCCAATGAATGATATGCACCGGCTGCTACTTGACTCCAGCTACCGGTAGTTACTTGTGTTGGACTACTTACGTTTGCAAATTGTAATACTGGAGTAGGTATATATTTTGCGATTGTAGTGCCATCACCATGCACACCGCTTGTGTTATTGTTTCCCCATACGTATATGTTATTGTTTTGGTCAGCAAAGCCTGAAATATCAACCACTTGAGAAGGTTGTACTATGCTTAGATTACCTGCACTATATCCCGTTAGTTGTACAGGTGTGCTTCTACCGAACGTTGTGCCATCACCTATATTACTACCTGCAACCCACAATGTATTGTCAATTCGTTTAGCAAGCATTGTAGTTCCAAATGCAGATACTTGACTCCAACTACTTGTACCGATTTGTACAGGGCTGCTTTGAAGGTTGTTAGTATTGCCGTGAGCTAGTCTACCGCTCGTGTTATCACCCCACGACCATAGTGTACTATCAGTTTTAATACCATAGATAGAATTATAGACAGAAGCGATATTATTCCAGCTACCACCGACTTGAACAGGACTACTTCTGCTTGATGTTGTACTGTCTCCTAACTGACCACTAGTATTATTTCCCATAGCAAATAATCGGTTGTCAGTGGTTAAGAAATGAGTTGTGTATAATTGCAAGTAAACCGATGCTATACCAGTAGTACCTAACTGGACTGGGCTACTTCTGTAGCTAGTTGAGTTATCACCAAGTGCACCGTTTATGTTGTTACCCCACATAAACAATCTATTGTCACTTGTAATAACAGCAGTATGTGATCCACCCGCAGCAACACTGAGT